CAAGGTGAAAAAGGATTTCCAAGTGCAGGAAGAATAGCTGGGGAGTTATGGGGAGGTGATGAAGGCTTCTCAGGTTCAAGAACTAGAAGGAAGCAAATAATGAAAGAACGTAATTACATATCTAGTACACAAGCAGAGGAGAAGAATATCCCTTGCGAAAGAGTACAGAGAAATAAACAGAATAAGAAGGAGCTACGAAAGAACTCTTAATTTTAGGTTAATTCGTTTATTCTCATCAATTGGCTCTGATGCCAGTTCTTCTTATAATAGTAATGGTCTACAAGGCTTCCAAATCTATAGTAGACTTTTATTGCCTAATTTTCAAAGATTGTTGGAACCATTTTATATGGATGTCACAGAAACATTTGCCAAGAGATTGTTTGAACAGACAATGGCACAGAAAGCGATTGAGGACTACGAAACAATCTACAAAAACTTTATGCAAACTATAGGGACAAGACGAATCGTTGATATTTCAGAAACAACAAGATCAATAATAGAAAGAATTATTTTAGAAAACAGTGATTTAGGTGTTGCAGGAATTACTGCCTTAATAGTTGACAGGCTAAAACCAAGATTTACAAAAACACGTTCAGCCACTATTGCAAGAACTGAAACACATACTGCATCTAGTTTTGCTATACAAAAACAAGCTGAAGCATTTAACGAACCAACAATGATGAAAAGATGGATAGCCAATACTGATGAAAGGACAAGACGAACACATGCTGAGGCAAGTGGACAAACAGTAGGAATTAATGATGACTTTATTATTGGTGGCAAAAAAATGGGATATACTGGTGATCCAAAAGGTGGAGCATCTGAAGTAATAAATTGTAGATGTGTTATTGTTTATACAGAATCAGAAGATGAAGTCTTGTAATAATAAAAACCCCTACCAAATTAATGATAGGGGCTGAAAGGTCACATTATGCGTTAATGTAATTATATTTTATTAAGTTTTATGGCTCTTGACAATACTCTATCTCTTTCACGTTGACTTAAATTTGAAATTACATTTAAAACTTTAATTGCATACTGTCTTTCTTTTTCAACATTAAACGTATAACATCTTGGATTACTAACAACATTAAATGATTGTTTAATGTATTCCCAAGTCAGTTTTTCATTTGCAACTAACTGTTCAGCTTCAGCTTTAGTTATTGTTTCTTTATCCATTTATTACTCCCTTTCGTTTTTGATAATTTTTATAAAGAACTTTTGCTAATTCCTTTTCCAAGAAACTTGTAAGAGAGTATTCAGAAGCATAAGTATTCGCAGGATACAATTTTCTTTCTTGTCTCCATAATATAAAATAATCTTCTAAACAACCATCAGAAGTTGCAACTGTCTTACATAACAATCTTCTTTGTTGTAATGTCATTGGTTTACCAAATTTACTCATTTTATCCTCCTTACGGAAAGGGCTTACGCCCTCTCCTTTGTTAAAAGTTGATTACAATAATAACTAGCAATGTCATATGACTCTTCTTCTTGCTTGTTAGCAAAAATGTCATGTCCATTTTTTTTCATTGTTTCTATAAGATGATTTTTCTCAAATACGTTAAAATAAAAAGGCACTTTCTTTTTTTCCTTTTTCTTTGTTAACTTATTGAAAACTTCTTTTTCAACAACTTTCATAAGTCTTGCACAAGACTTTGCTCCTGCTAACTCTTTTCCAGTTAAATTGAAATATTGTACTGCTTGTTTAAAAGTACAAAATTCATTTCCTAAACCATCAAGTTCGTCAATGTTTGAACCTTGGTAAGGTTGTTGTGTAGTAAAATTAATCATTTATTTCTCCTTTAAAAAATGTATTTACAATTTTAGTATCAACCAATAAAACTATATGTCAACACAAAAAGGTGTTTTTTATTATTTTTTTTACTGGATATTTCCCAGGAGTATCCAGTAAAATCAATGACTTAAGATTTATTTAATTTAAAAGCAAAAAAATCATGCTTTTCTGAAAGAACTAAATACTTTTTATCACATAATGAAAAAAGTACTGTTAAAAGTTGTGGCTGAAATATATCAAAGTTATTATTAATACAAGTCTCCCAAACGCAATTGGTTGTTAAATATGGATTATCACATTCAGTCCAATCACTTTGAGTTTCTTTAAATAGTTCTAAAACTTTTAATTCTGTAGAATCAAGATACATTTTATCCTCCTTAAAAATTACCAGTTTCTTGTCTAACCCAAGCTAATATTTTATAAAGACATCTTGAGTTAAAAGTTAAAGTTTCGTCTGGATTAGCAGGACATTGTAATTTAACATTATACCAAACGTGATAAGCACAATCTCTTTCGTCTTGTAATTTAGCACCTTTATTATAGTCAGCTGTAATACTTAATTTATTTTCGTATCCAACTACTGTTAAATATGCTTTGTCCTCTCCTGCAAATACATTATTTACTTGAGTCCATTTAACATTATTAACTGGTAAACCTTTTATATAAGTTTTATTACCAAATTTATCTTTTGTGTAAAAAACACTTAAACCATATTCATTTGCTTTAGCTAATCTTTCCATTTCAGCTTCAGTTGGTAAATGTCTTGTTATCATGTTATCTCCTAAAAAATGTATTTACATTATTTATATTATAGCAAAACAAACTAATAGCAACACCTTTTTGTAGTTTTTTTAAATATATTTACCTTTTTTTACTGTTTACAAACCATAAATATAAATATAAGATGAATTTGGAGTAGTTTATGCCCTTAATAAAACCAAATAGTGGTGAAAAACGACCTGACTTTATGAGTAGGTGCATGAGGGATGACAAAATGCGTTCTGAATATCCAGATAATAGCCAAAGGTTTGCAGTTTGTTCAAATCAATTTGCAGGAAAGGATAGCACTATGGATATTGATGAAAAATTTGAACTAGATGAGGACTATAGTGGCAGTTTCTATGTGCCATGTGATATTAAAGCCTATCATGATGATGATGATGATAAAAAACCATATGGTAAATTTGAAGGTTATGGTTCAATTTTTGGTAATAAAGATTTAGGTAATGATGTTGTAATGGATGGTGCTTTTTCTAGAAGTTTAAGAACTAGAAAAGCAAAAGGTGTAAAGCTTTTATGGCAACATAAACAGGACATGCCAATTGGTGTTTTTGAGAGTATTAAAGAAGATGGTGATGGTTTAAGAGTAAAAGGAAGTTTAGCTCTTGGAACTCAACAAGGCAAAGAAGCGTACGAATTATTAAAAATGGGTGCTTTAGATGGTTTATCAATTGGATATAAAGCTGACCCAAAAAAACAAGATTATGATGAGAGAAGAAAAAGACGACTTGTAAAAGAAGTTGATCTCATGGAAATTAGCTTGGTAACCTTTCCAATGAATCCAAAGGCACGGATTACATCAGTGAAAGATGCCTGTACCAAGACTATTCGTGATTGGGAAGACCACCTACGAGAGGTTTGTGGTTTGAGCCGTTCATTAAGTAAGGTGTGTGCAAAAGCACTTGTAGATACAATCTCAAAACAGCGAGATGCTGGAGATGACCTAGAAATAAGAGATGCTATTGAATCTATGAAAGGTTTAATGGCAAAATTTAAATAACTTTAACCTAAGGAGGTCAGCATGGCTGATTCAAACGAGCTTAAAGGGGTCATTGAAGAATTTGGTAAAACTTTTGAGGATTTTAAAAGTGCCAATAATGAACGTCTTGAGCAATTAGAATCCAAAGGTTCATCTGCTGTTATCACAGAGGATAAACTCTCTAAGATAGAATCAAAATTAGATGCACTTGAGGACGTGAACCAAAAGTTCACAAAAGAAATGATGGAGTCCAAGAAGTTAAATGACAGAATGGACAAAATTGAAACTGAAATCAAAAGACCAGAAGCAGGTTTTGAAACTAAAGAAATTGATTTCAAATTAAAAGCATATGACAAGTACCTAAGAAAAGGTAAAGAGTCATTAGACGAAATGGAGCATAAAGTACTTACAGTATCTAATGATACTGGAGGTGGTTATCTTGCTCCACCAGAGTATGTTGAGGAGATTCAGAAAAAAGTAACTGAAA